CACGGCAATGTTGGCTACCTCTTCTCCAACCCCTTGAGGAAGAAGATCAGCTCTTGATTCTGACCAGTAATAGTCGTGATAGGTATCAGCTATCCATTTAGGAGTAGGATTATCAGGTAAGTGATCATACTTTTGGGTGAGGCCACAGAATGTAATCCCGGCTCCATCATGATCATCTTCCTTGACGATGTTTCCTTGGTGATCAACAGTTGCCTCAACATTGCAGATGAACTTCAACCAAAAAGTAAACCTTGGGGTATATTTACCAGTAGAGTAATCTATGATTTCCTGGATTGTCATGATTAAAATTTAGCCCCTCCATTAACATTAATTGTAATATATGGACGAGATTTTCCTTTTTTATCTATGTATGACCCTAATTCGGGCTGAAACCTAATACTATGAATTATATCAACCCAAAAAGACAAAAATGTAATAAGAAAAACTCCAACACATATTGGATTTTTCATTGCTTTATTTTTTAATCAAAATTGAAGTGGCGTTTGCTGTTTTTGAAAGGATAACTCCATCGACTTTCAAATTAGCTCCAGCTTCATTTAAGGTCTCCTGTATGCTTTTCCCGTATTCTTTAATTATAGAAGATGGCAATGAATTAACAGCCGAATCAATAATACACCAGATTGCCCCTACAAGAACTGGTTGTGTAATGTAGTGGTCAATGTTGGGGATAAAGATGGCTAATTTTGCAACCCCTAAAGAAGCAATAGCCGTAATTGCTTTTACTAAATATGGCCCACTTCGGCTTAACGCAACCTGAACAATAAAATGCTGAAAGGGAAGGATCATTTAGAAACTTTATTTGCTGACAAGTTGGCAACTGCAAGCTCAATAGCAAGGTTAATTGCAGAACTTCCAGCGGAGATTCCAGCATTTTTGGCCGCTGTTTCAATTTGAGAAAACGCTGTTTGTTTTTTAATCGAAGCAGAAAGACCGCTTGTCGCAAGGGACTCTACAGCCGTCAATGCAATAGGCAAAATCTTTTGTAGCAGTAATGAGGCATCACCTTCTAAAATTGGAAGCAATGCTTGAGCGTAGGCTTTAGCAAAACCAAAAAGTTCTGCAAGTTTTTCTAAAAACCAAGATTTGATTGTGTTTGACATGGTTGTTTTTGTTGAGGTTATTTGTAAAAGTTTTTTGATATTGCCAAAATTGAAGCAATTGCAGAAAGAATTAAACAAATCCATTGAGCAATTGGAGGAACTTCTGGAACTAAAGAAAACGAAAAAAACAAAACGCCCGTTGCGGCTCCAAATAATGAAGAAGAATCATTTGAGTGCATTGTTTTAATTTCTATTAATTACTATCCAGTTGTATGAACCATTATCAGTAGTCAATCCATAAATTGCAGCAGATCCATTGCTAACCACAACTTGAGGATAGCTGTTTGCTCCATTTACTGTTGCAAAACTTAAAACAATAACAGATGAAGTTGTTATTGCAGATGATGTAATTGTGGCATTTCCATTAACTAGTGTAACCCTTCCACCAAATTGGTTTGATCCAGCAGTTAATGTTAACCCTCCAACAATAACGGCAGGCCCATTAAATGTAGTAACATTTGTTCCAAAAGTTACAGAAGATTGATGGATTGTTGCAATTCTTAATGGTTGGGAGGTTGCTGGATCAATGTATAAAGTGCTTCCATAATTATCTATAGTAGCCCCATTTGCGGGCAAAGAACTTGCAGAGCCAATATTAATTGAATTTGCAGAACTTCCAAATTGAATTATTGAACTTGATCCATTTGTATTAATGCTAACAACATTGGTAATATTGCTTACATTAATCCCAGTTGAATCTATTGATCCTGATGGAAAAGAAATAGGCCCGTTGAATGTTGTTAAATTAGTTCCAAATGTAATTGTTGTTTGATGCAGTGTTGCAAATCGCAATGCCCCAGAAATCGCTGGATCAATGTATAAGGTGTTACCAAAATTGTCTATTGTTGCTCCATTTGTAGAAATAGTATTAGTAGATCCAATATTAATGGAATTAGATAAATTTCCAAATTGAACCATAGAACTATTTCCTGTTGCGTTTATTGTAACAAGATTGGTAATGCTATTTACATTTATTCCTCCTTGAAAAGTAGCAGAACCCCAATTTGTTAAAGTTCCAGATATTGTGTAATTTTGATTATATGGAGCAGGAGAAGTTACATTGAATCCACCAGAAGACAAGCAACTGTTAAGGCTTTTTGCTAAAGAAATTTGTCCATATTGAGTTGGGTGCAAATTGTCAAAAAACACATTAGTATCTGTAGGATCATTCAAAGCAGAGTTTGCATCCCAAATATAATCCGCACCAAATGTGTTTGTTGCATTTGTAGAAGTATTAAATGTATTTGCACGAATATCACTATTAAGCTGTTGGTGAATTGTTGCTTGAATTGGATTTGCAGTGCTGTATAGCGGCGCAGTTGTATCTAAAATAGTATTTAATATTACCTTAAAACCATCTGCGTGAGCTTGAGTAATAAATGATTGAATGTTATTTTCAATATTCAATAACGAATTAGTATAAAAAATATCATTAATTCCAATCATTAAATTTAGATAAACATTTGTTCCTCCAGATCCACCAAATGTGCTTGGTCTCAAAGCACGAATAGAATTTGTATAATCAAAAAGAATGTTATTACTGTAAGTATTTGTTACGCCAGTAATTGATCCAGAAGTTCTTCCATTGTATGCCACAATTGTGCTTGTGCATCCTTTTGCAAAACTTAAATTAGTCAATACAGTTCCATAAGCCCCATACGGTGTCCATGGAACACTTCCATTTGTTTGTGAAAATCCATAAGTAATAGAATCACCTTCAAATACAAAAGAACTATTTGTAGGGGCAACATTTTGCTGAACACCTTGAATGTAATTCCACGCAATTGAAGAAACAACACTTGAAGTTATATTTGTAGAATTTACATAAACAAACCCATTTCCATTCCACGCTTTTCCAATTGCAATTCCATTGCTATTGATTTGACTATATTTGATGTCACCAACGTTTGTCTGGCTAAAAAGAGAAAAAGTTGAAGAGGCAATTAATATTAATGCCAGAGACAGAGATCGTGTTTTTTTCATAATGATTTTAGTTAAGGTGTGGTGATTTAATCAAGAAAGAGAATACTTATCAACAATTTTCCAATTTGCATCGGAAGATGAAATTATCCACATGGTATTTGCATTTCGATTTGCCATGTAAATTTGCGAACCAGAAGGAATAGTATTATTTGGTAAAGAACTATAATCAGTAGATGATGAAGGAGCATCAACTCCTTGCAAAATTGGTTGGATCGTTGACCAACTTGTTCCGTTATAATAACGAAGCAATTCAATGCCTGTTTTAGAATAAACCACTGAACCTAAAGAAACTGTTCCGCTTCCAATAATTACCTCATAAGCCTGTCCTGCTGTTGGTGACGGGCTAGTTGGGTCAGAAATAGAAATAGTGCCAGTAGTTAAATATCGTGAACCAACAGAAGCTGCAACATTTGAAGATGTAAAATTTAATGTTGAACCAGATCCTGGGGATCCTGTGTTTCCTTTTGGCCCAACTGATGAAAAAGGAGGGATTGGCATAAATTATGAGCCGATATAGGAAATATTTCCAGACGATGCTGTTCCAATAATATAAACGGAAGAAAGATTTGCGACTGCTAATCCTACGCTTGCTCCAATAGCCAGCGCATATCCAGTAGAGCTAGTTACACTAGATCCTCCAATATACATAATTGCCGTTCCTCCGTTAGTAAGGACTACCCCATTTACCAAAACCGATGATGGTAATGAAGCAGCAGTTGTGGTTATAGTTTGTTGACCAAATGCAAAATTTGTTGGTGGAGTTACACCTTGGATGGCATTAAAAATCTGCCAAAGCTGTTCACTTGAAGTTGTGTCAACAAATGCAGGAAATGTAAGAGCAGTAACAGACATGGCTATAAAATTGGTAAGACACCTTGGGGGGATAGAACCCCCAAGGCATCCAGAGTTTAATTAGAACAGGTAACCAGCAACGTAAACGTCACCAGACAATGCGCCAACAGTACCACCAGCACCAGTAGTGCCAGAAGCAATGCTAGGATTGTAGTAGGTAATGGTGTTTGGCGAAGCGGTTGTCGAAAGAATCGTAACCGTTCCGTTGTAACCAGCACCAACTCCAAGCACGTTAACAACTGCACCAGCGACAAACGAAGCAGGAAGAGCCGACAGCGTAAGCGTAGTGATGTTGTTTGAGGTAGTCGAGGAGCTAACAGTAACCGAAGGAACTGCGGCAGTGGTAACATTCAAGTTCAATGTTTGAACAGAAGCCGCACCACCAGCATTAGCGGAAGCAACAGGGAAACTACCAGTTGGGCTAATTGCAGTAGCTCCATAAGGAAGCTGATCTGCAAGAGGAAGCCCACCAAGCACATACCCAGGAGCCGCACCAGTTGTGCTGGAAGTAGCTCCAATAAGGGTAAGGATGGTTTGTGATAGGTTTCCACCAAGGGTTGTTCCACCACTTACAACTACTGTATTAGCAGGAGAAGTAACAGGAATACCAGTTACAGGAAGGTATGTTGCCGCAACAATGTTCTGACCCGAAATAGAGTCATTGATGTTTACAATAGCAGCCGTTGAGAACTGTGTTGAACCAGAAGCTGGGCCAACAACATTTGAATAGACGATAAATGCATTCGTAGGAACGAAAACATTCTCGTCATATGGAAGGTCACCAAGAATGTAAGTTCCAGTTTTCGTGAAATCTACATTTTGTGGGCCGAAACGAACAATCGTAAGATTGTTAGGAGTGGGTTTAGGGACGGACATATAATTAGTTTTGTTTGATTAGTTAAGATTAATAGTAGCTAGGAGTGTTGTAAATGACGTTATTAAGCGTATAAGCAACATTGACCGTTTCAGATGAAGGAGCAATAGTAATAGCACTCTGAAGTGGGCCACTACCATTAAGGTTAAATGCACCAGTAATCGTAACACCGCCAACTACAGCAGTACCACCACCGCTAGTCGAGATCGACCAGGTAAGGGCACTTGTAGGGATGGTGAACGATGTTCCAGTTGTTACCGCAACAAAGTAGGGTGTCAACGGTTGCCCGTACCCTGCGTATAGCAGGGCAGGGGCGTTGAGGACACTCGACGGGCCGTAATTTGCGTTATTAAGTGACATCGTGTGTTTACCTTATTGATTAGATAGGCTGGCTAACAGTGCTGTTGCAAGCGTAGCAATCGGGGGTGTATTGAGGGGCATAGTTCGGCGAGAGTGTGCAAGCCGCAGGGATCACCAACTGTGCATTGTTCAACCTGTGAAGGATTGAGTGCATCAGAGTAGGATCTTGGAACTGCATACCCATACGGAACTGGTTCCAGAAGAAACCTTGGTCACGCTTGATGTTGCACTCCCAATCTGGGTTCTTCCACTCCCAATCACCAGCATAGTTCTGGGTCATGCCTTGGGCTTCTCCAATACCACTCTGTGATGGGCTGATCCACTTAATCATTGCCTTGTTGACCCAAGGATTCGTGATACCGAAATCAGCATACTGGAAGGCTGGATTCTGGATGTATTTGCAACCTAATTCCGTCGTGACGGGGTAGTAAGGAAGCACACGCACCAGACGAGGCCATGTCGTAGGATCATTCACGTTGAACGTAGGAAGGGAAGCGTTGTACACCCAATCCACGTTTAAGCGAACACCATTGATGTCGTTACAGAAAGCGTAGTTACCGATGACACGATCAATACCCAAAGAGTACTGAAGCTGCTTGTCATCAAAGTCACTAACGCTCTCCCACCATCCACCAGACTGCTTGGCATACTGCCAGAGCTGACGAAGGACACGGGCATCAGGGACAATGATCTCAAGGAGAGGACGACCAGCGGCCTCACTCACATCGAGACGATAAGCATCATCTTCACGCTGAAGGTTGATGAGGATATCATCAAGGGTATCAAGTGAGAGAAGACCGATGTTGTTAAGGCTGGAAGCTGCCATCTTAACATAGACATAGCCCATGTTGAAGCTGCCTTCATTCGTTCCCTCAAAGGGCTGAACGATAAACATCTGATCATCAGGAGTGGCACAAGAAACAAGGCTCTGACCATTGGAGATAGGAACCCACTTGTGACCAGCACCACCGATCCAGTTAGAACGAGCAAACTCTTCATGCACGTTTTTCGTGATGTTGACGTTTGTTGCCATGATATGATCCATCTCCTCTTGAGGGAAGAGACGATACATGAAATCGGTAAGCTGATACCAATCGGTTCGCATTGCCTTGGTGAAAAGGCTGAAGCTGTAAGATTCTGTACCGGGGTGAGCAATCGTCTCAAACTGAACGTCATCTGCGTTCTGGATGCAACGACCTGATTGAACTTGCTCCCAAGGCTGATCTGGGTTATACCATCCACGACCAAAGCGGAATGCCTTCATTGTGGGAAGGGTATTCAGAGGCCAAGTTTCAGTTTCAAGACGACCATAATAGATACTATTTATGGCCATTTTTTTAATAAAAAACGGATTGTAATAGGTGCGGGCTTCCCTAAATAGGGTATCCACATCCTGACACGAACTAAATGTTACGCCATTTTGCGCCATATGATTAATTTGTTATTTGTTAGGTTGTGTGCCTTGAAAAGAGTCGCCTCCTCCAAAACACGGTTTTGGTTTGTGAGCGACTGGCAACCTCGCAGGGTCTTTATTTTTTCAACAACTGATGTCAACCTCACACCCCGCTTTTTATTTATGTCTGACGCTATCAGACTCGGTGCTTTGGCTGAAATCAATCGTTGATTGAACAACGACCAATCCAGATATTTTGACTTTTATCTAAAACTTAAAATTCGTCAACTATATTTTTTAAGATATTCTATAGCTTTCAACAAAGTTGCTGTTGAGTCTTTGAATTTGCCCAATCCATTATTGCAATTCATGCACAACAATCCACGAATTTTTCCTGTTTTGTGATCGTGATCTACAGCAAGTTTTCTTCCCGTTTTGCATTCATCGTTGCAAATAGCACACTTGTAATTCTGTAAGTAAAAAAGTTGATTGTATTGTTCAAGGGTTATATTGAATTTGATACGCAATTGAGCGTTTTTTGTAGAATTTGGATTGTTTTTTGCAGAACGAAGTTTGTTTTCATTGTGCCTTTTTCTGTTTGCACGATTCCATTTCTTGGCATTTGCACAATTCTTTTCTGGGTTTTCTTTAGCCCATTTTAAATTCCGCTCTTGGTTAAACTTAAATTTTTCTGGTGTTACCCAATATTCAGCACCACGATTGTAGCACCAAAATATCTTTCCATCTTCTCTTGTTACGCCTCTTTTAATCATGCCCAATACATACTACAAATAGTGTAGTATGTAAAGGGAAAAGTATGATTATCTATTTCTAAATTTAGCAAAAAGTGATGCTGGTGTTCGCTCTTCAACTTCTGTTGCTTTGCCAGCAGATGAAGATCCAATGTTGCCATCTCCAGTAGATGAACCACGCATTTTCTTAATTGTCTCTTTGAGTTCAGAGTTTTCTTTTTCAAGAGCAAATGAATAGGCTTTAGCTTTTTTAAAACTTGCTCCCTGCATAAGAACACGGGTGATTTGTTCTGGAGCGTAGTTGCTATTTTCACGCAATGCTGCTTCAGCAATCATCTCATCTTCCGTTGTATCATCATCAATCTTTTGTGATGCAATAATCTTTGCAATCTCCTCTGGATATTTAATTGAATCTTGGAGTGATTGTTTGGCTTGAGTAAGAGCATCTTGCCAGCGTTTGCCAATTTGGGATTTGGTCATGGTTGTGCGACGATTCTTTTCTTCGTCTGCTTGTGCTTTAGTTACTTCCCAATTTTGGAGTGCTTGGATTCGATTCTCAACCTTACCAAGAACATCATAAGCCGTAGTATTAAATTTAGCCTGTTCCATAGGAGAAAGATTCTCGTAGATGGAATTAAGAGTTTGTTTGGAAATCTCACGCTGTCTGGATCGCTCGTTTTGATCTCCCGTACGAAGTGATGTCTCATAAGCGGCAACTGCTTTTTCAAACTCCATTAAATAGTTTGGGTCTTCACCAAGAATCATTTTGATTTGATTATATCCAGTAAGGATTGGAGCATCATAAGTTTCTTTAAAGATTGAATCAGCGGGCAGATTAAGGAATGCGTTAGCTTTGCGAAGCTCTTCCAAATCGTTTGATAAGGTTTCTTCACGTTCTTGCTTTTCCTTGATTGCCAACTCCAATTCTTTCTGAAGTTTATCAACCTGTTTCTTCGTTTCAGAGTCATCAATCTTTGCTCGTAGCTCTTCAACTTCTGCTTTGGATTTCTCATAGTCAGCAACCTTGGCCTTGAGTTCAGCGGCTTCTTTAGAAAGCTGTTCATTGGTTTGCTTGAGGGATTTGATGTATCCGGGCTTCTTCTCATCATCAACCGATGATGCCTTGATCTCTGGTTCTGGCCTGTTTTCTTCAATGTCACGCCTAGCCTGTTTTGATTCATCAATTTTTTCTTGATGAGCTTCAGCATCTTCTGCTTGTTTTGCTCCAAACTTACGGAACAAATCTTCTGGAGTTCCCTTTGGGGCTTCTTTGATTTCTGATTTGAAGAAAGAATCTGCTTGCTTTACAGCAGCATCCCTTGCGGCTTTATCAGCAATAGATGCGGCAGTAAGGTTAAGATTGAGCGTAGGATCGTTGGTTGGTTCGGACATGGTGTTGTGTGGTTGTTATTTGCGGAGGTTGATTTCTTCTGGTGTGAGTGAATCATCAAGATCGGGATCAAGATCCAAATCATGTGTGCTTACTTTTGCTATTTTGGGACGTTCTATTGTCTCAAATTTGTTGTCTTCTGCTTCCGTTGCCCATTCTTGGAGAGCCTTGAATACTGAAACAACTGTTGCGTGATCCTTGGCTACAAGATCCTCGTAGATTGCAGTTTTTAACTCGCTGTATCGTTTGTCATTAACAATTGATGCCGCTAGATTTAATACGTTTTTATTATCCATGATAACTTATTACTTTTTGTTGTTTTAATTGTTTTAAGTTAAATGGGAATCCACCTTCAATATTAAAAAATGATAAAACCCAGTTTCTAAATTGTTGAATTTGCAATGCTAAATCAAATAACCAAAAAAGATCGTATTTAGCAATTGCTTGTTCTTTATCATCTGACCAATAAATTGGACAAAATAAAAACCACCCTTCATGTGATACAATTATAGATTCTTTTTTATCATCCATTTTCTTGTCCAGTGTTAGGGTTTTGCGTGGTTATGGCTTCTTGCTGTGCGATAGCGGCTTGTTGAGCTGCCATGTCTTGAGCGTTCTGTTGTTCATTGTGATCTAACTCTTGCGTATTTTGATCCTCCATGACTTTAGCATTCTGTGATGCCTTTGCTCGGTGGATCTGAATGTCATTAGCGGCTTTTGCCCTCTTGATTGCAAGGTCGGTAGATGCTTTTTCCATGTGCATTGCATCGTGCAACTTGGCTTTCTGTGCCATTGCAGCCAGCTTAATGTTCTCTTTCTTCTGGAGGAAGTCAGTTTGCATGGACTCTTTGGCAACCAGAGCGTGAAGTTTGACTTGCTCTGGTGACATATTCTGGGACTGATCACCTTGAGATTGCTGTTTGGCTTGCTCAATCTGTCCAAGCTGACTACCAAGCTCATCAACGCCACGCTGAAGCTGTTGCATTTGCTGACCAAATTGTTGTGCAATCTGCTTTTTGGAAGGATCTTTCTGGATGAATCCAAGGTGGGCAACAAGATGCGGCCCCTTGAATCGCATGAGACAAGCATAGATGTCTTTAATAAGCTCAATAGCCTCTTCAGAAACCCCGCCAGCAGCTTGACCACGGATAGGTGCTTGTGGATTAACCCCTGCACTTTGGAGAGCCTGTTGGGCTTCCTGCATTGATGCAGCAGCATCTTGGATGTGACCCTTGAAATGTTCCACATGGTTCTGATCTGGATATACCCGGAAGTTTGCGGCATTTCCTTTAGGATCAGTCATTCCAATGTTCTCCATCGAGATGATTCCTTGTTCATCAGGAATCTCAACCTTGGTATGCTGGAAGTAACGATTAACATTTTGACGACCATTGAGTGCGGCAATGGCATCAGCAATAGCATTAGCCTGACCATCGTTAATAGGAGTCATTCCCGTGAGTGAAACAGTCTGTTGTGCCGCCATCAGCTTATAAGATGGGCTTCCAGAGCCAGAAAGCATATTGGATTCAAAGTTCTCAATGTTCTCCCACTTCCATGCTTCTTTTGGAACGCCATTCTCATTCATGAAATCTACAAACTTCTCTTTGAGTTTATAACCATACCCGCCCTTGGTTGTGCGACTCATGCGTTTATAAAGCATCTTTAGCCAACGAGTCTGGTTGTCATTGAATCGACGAATCTGAGTTCCTTGGAGTTTGGCAGATTCAGCGGCATCAAGTTCTGCCTCACCTTTTGTGCGTTGCTTTCCACCTCTTTGCGAATTTCCAATATTGTATGCACCAATACCACGATACATATCTTGCTGATACATCTGCATCCCTGCAAACAACTCACCAAGAGGAACACTCAAATTAACTTGGGCTGGCTCAACATCTTGGGGAAGGATCATCCAAGGCTGCCACTCCATTTGCTTGAGCTTCTTGGTAGATTCAGCAGAACCTCCTTTAAGCATCAAACGAGTTGACCAATCCATTGAATCAAAAGCACGATTCATGTGGATGTCGTAAGCTCGGCATTGGATAAAGATAGCTTCAGCAAGCCCCTGGATCTCATGCCAAATACCAGAACCCGTAGAGTCAGTCATTGGGGCAATGATGTCTTCCCAACCATCGCCATCCTTTTCTACCCAATCTTTCTTGTAATAAAGGAATCCCGTCTGATCACGATACTCTTCTTCGCTTAAATCTTTACGTCCATTTTCTTTATAGCCAAGAACAAGTCCCCCGTAGTTTTGGAGCAGGAGCATCTTTGAAATAGATCCGTTAAACTCCATAATGTAAAGTTCATACAACTCAATGCGAAGTGTGTATAGGCGAGAAAGATTAAGGTTTCCAGAGGCTACATCACGCAACCATTCCGTATTTGTATAAGTATTGCGGTAGTTTGTGGTGAACATTCGGAGTGCATCCACGCAAGCCCAGAAGTTCCAACCCATATCGGTAGCGTGTGCCTGTGCTTTTACTGGATCTTCCTCCCCGCCGGTAATCTTGAGCCAGAACTCAAGGGGTGTGTAGCTACGTTTAATGCACATCTCCCCCAAGTTCGTGAGATCCGCATACGTTTTATCTGGAATTAACACATTAGAATTATGAAAGCTCTTTGTAGGCCATCCATCTCGGTCTTCCGCAATCTCGAACCCTTTTCCATAAAGGCTCATCTCCTCAACATCCAACTCAACATTGTAATTGTAGGAAGTCCAAGAACGAAGCATTCGATCAAATCCAATACTGATTAAGTCACTCCATTGTTTCTTTTCAGTTGGATTTCCAATCTTGGTAACAATGTTTGCAGCAGTGTTTCGCTCCATAACCATATCCACAAATGAGGATTTTTGGTTATCAACAATGAATTTCATCTGTCGGAATGGCACATTGCTCATTCCTGACAACTGGCGAGAAGCTACTTGGCTATAATCCGTAGGGGGAAAGCCCTTATAACATTTGTAAATCCTTCCCCACTTACGTTCACGACCAGCATTATCAAGGCGAAGGTTCCAACAAATTGTAAACGCATCATTTGCCGTTTGGACTCGGCTAGTAGGAGCTACGCCATTGGAGTTGATGGTATTAAAACCCCAACTTGATACCCCCTCACGATTTACAATCTTTTTTGTTTTTGCCATTTTAACCTAAAGTTTGATTCATTGCTTGTCTGCGTTTCTGACAAGAGGTGCAACCTTTTGCGGTTTTTTCAAGGTTGGCGTTAATGCCAAGGCTTGCCGCAACACGATCACCAAGGCTTGCGAAGCTATGAATTACATTCGCTACCTTGTCGCCAGCCTCTTGCCAACAATATTGACCAGCAATCCTGCCACAAATTTGTTGTTCAATCAAGTAATCTAAATTATCTGGCACTTGGACATTGTTATTTTGCATATCTGACTTCACTTTATTTGTGAAAGATGCCCCATAAGTAAGCTCCATTCCATTTACACGATACTTTGTTCCCTTGTCATCGCTATACTCATACCAAAGTCCCGATGGGATTGGCCCGTTACGATCCTTTAATCTCATGTTGCGTAAATGATTTGCATTCTTTTTATAAATTTGTCAATTCTTATTGCACATGATTTATAACGGTCTTTGTCTGGACACACCAAAAGACACTACATACGGCATTCCATATTTTGAGAGTAGCCCCCAATTCATTAGGGAATTAATGGCATACGTTTATACCCGTGGTGAATTTGGTAGGCGTGAAAGGATCAAACGAGGGATCAGGATTGAAGATACTGACCTAAAGAATCCCACACAGCACATGATCAATTGCTTTAATTTGATTTATGGCAATGATGTTTTGCTCCAATCCCAAGGAATACCCAACAACTATGCCTTGGATATTATAGATTTGTTCTGTAATGAAAACGATTGGGGTATTGCGGGGTGTGCATCCAGCGGAAAAACCTTTTCTGTTGCCGCTTGCATTGTAATTGATTGGCTTTGCGCCCCAAATGTTACCTCAACCTATGTAGCTTCTACCTCTTTGGATGCTTCAGAAGACCGATTATGGGGTAAGGTTTGCACCCTTTACAGGATTGCAATGCGTAACATCCAAGCCCAATACAAGGGAGCAACCATTGGAAATTTGGTTGAATATCGTAGAATGATTGTTTTTGAGAGCATTGATACCAAAGATACTGAACGAGACTATACAAATGCCATCAAAGCATTGGCATTCCCTAAAGGTGGAGAAGGAAAGCGAGCCGTTGAGAATACAAGAGGTCGCAAGAATGCCAGAATGAGGTTGTTTTTGGATGAGTTGGCAGAAATGGATCTCTACGCATTGGATACCAGGGTAAACCTTGGAGCAAATCCTGATTTCATTTTTGGGGGGATGGCAAATCCTGCTGCTACTGCCAATAACCCTCATACAGAGTTGTGTCAGCCTGATGATCCTATGGAATGGGAGTCAGTTACACGCTATACAAAGAAGTGGAGGACTCGCACAGGGGTTGCATTACACCTTTCTGGAGAAGATAGCCCAAACTTTAAGCTACCTGATGCTGAAATACCTCCCTTTGATCGTTTTCTTACCATCCAAGGAGAGGCAAATACCCTAAAACGATGCTACGGAAACAAAAATGCCCTTGAGTATTGGAGAAATGTCTATGGATGGTGGCCCGATAACTCTGTTGAGCTTACAATCTTCTCAAAAGCCTTTATCCAAGGGTGCAATTTAAACTATGAACCCATTTGGAGTGGGAGAACCAAGGTGGTTTGTGGATTTGACCCGGCATTTACTGCTGGTGGAGATAGATGTGCGGCTACTTTTTGTCGTATGGGACAGAATGATACAGGAAGGAGCATAGGTTTTTACCTTGGAACTAGAGAATACTCCTCATCTGTGGGTGATGTCTTTGAAGAATCCATAGCAATCCAGTTGGTTAAAGATTGTATTGAATATGGAGTCCATCCAAGGGACTTTGGATTGGATATTTCCGGTGATGGAGGAAAGATGATGAGGGCAATTATCATTGAGTGGAGCAAATACCATCCAGAGGCAATGTTCTTGTTTCCTATTTCCTCAATGGGAATGCCCACAGATCGAAAGATTAGCAACTTGGATCAAAGAACCTGTAAAGAAGCATACGATAGGCTTGTTACCGAATATTGGTTTGCTGTTCATACTGCTATGTCAACAAGAAGTTTAGTTGGCATTGATGTGGATAAACATGGGATAATGATAAACGAACTTTGCAGTCGTCTTTATACCCACAAGGGCAGGAAAGTTGCGGTTGAGAAGAAGCTCGACATGAAGCATCG